GTCCATTCTTCCTTTCCACGACCAACGGAACGGTAGAGAATTCCAGTGGCGTTCGCAGCACATGCGAACTCGTCGTGTAGTTTGTCAGATCTCCAAGCAAGGGAGCGGAAATCTTCCTTGTTGTTGTGGGCCAAATACTGGACACCAGCAAGCGATTTTGAAGGATCAACTCGCACAGAGCGGGAGAGGTATTGCACCTCGTGGATGCTCTTGTGCGGAGCGACCTCCACCAAAGACTTGCTGGGGTCAGTCATGGTTCTTCCTCGTTCCTTGAGAACATCGCGTAGTGACTGGAAGGTCAACCACGACGCGGCTTCGCGAGCCAAAGCTAGAACAAAGTCGTCACCATAGACACACAACGCCGTAAGAAGGTCGAACATATCCGGAGCGGAGTGCTCAGGCGAGTGGCGTAGAGCCAAAGCGCGAAAAGCACACCGCTGTGTGAATTCGTTCGTAAAGTTGTTCAGGTGTACGGTAAGTGGATTGCCAGTAGTACCGCCCACAGTCTTGTCGATGACGGAAGAGCCAACGATAAGGTGTGCGAGCATACAATTGTCAATAAGGAAATGGCGAAGAGCTTTATTCCCAACGTCTCCATAATAAGCGTCAGTTACGAGTTTGAAAGCCTCAGTAACCTGAGCGTTAATAATAGAGTCGAAGAAAGAAAAGTCTCCGTCAATGAACAGGTCTCGGAGATGCGACGAAAGTCGCGTCCAGAGCTGGTCCCAGTCTGCGCTGTCGACGTTGATGCCAACAGACGAGGCGAAACCATTCCGGAACATATCGGACATTGTAAAAGATCCGAACTGCATCCGAGCAGCCAGGGTGATCAGTACGGAGGAGTACGCAATCAACCGTGGCTTGTCGACTTTTTGGGCACGACGAAGTTCATCCTTAAGGCCAAGGATATAGGCAATCCAAGGATAGGGATCGCCCTTTGTGAAAGCAAGAAGCGCATCTAAGTCTGCCTCGAGAGAAAACTCTGGATTGAAATCCAGGTCTCCATCGAGGTTTAGACGCTTGAAGAGAAATGCGCGACCTTTTTCGCCAAGGGGTTTGAATTG